GTTTTAAGTTTAATTCATTTTTAAACACTATAACTTGTCCTTTGGATGAGATATCAATGTTTGGAACTATAAATTTCGTAAGTGATGTTAAAAGGAAAGATGAGCTTACTCAGGTTAAATTATGTAATTTACAAAGAGAGATGATTTTGCATGGATTGGATTTTTACAATTATCATATTAAACATATACGTACATATTTTGAGATACAAGGTAAGTATTACACATTGTTAGATTTAGATTATATCAAACGACTATACTGTGAAAATAAAGATGAATATATACAAGGTTTATCATGGGATAGACCATACCAATTTTAAATAAAATTTGCCTTTAGACTTAGGCGTTAAATAAAGTCACTTTAAACTTGGGAATTATTGAGTTCTAAATAATTGAAAGTTAACTTACGAATCTTTAATTATGCTACGAATTCTCATTAAAACAAAATAATGTGAGCAGCCCTCAATTATAAATCGTAAAAGATATTGATAATAATTCAGATCAATATTCTATTTAAATGGATTACAGAACAAATGTCAAATTTTGAAGGAGATTCGCGTAACTCCGAAAACACAACGCGACATATTACATCGGAAGATACTTTAAATGCAAATATACCAACATTTGATACTTTAGAGGATACACGAAATGATTTTTCCAATATTTTGGAAAAACCATATTTTATTAAAACTATAGCTTGGGCTAGCACTGTTGCTCCAGGAATCAATTTACCTTTTAGTAACATAAATATACCAGAAGATATAATGACTAACAAAATGGTTAAAGCACCATTTGAAACATCTCGATTTTGGAAAGGTACAGTGTGCCTTAATTTTCAAGCTATTGGCACTCCTTTACATCAAGGATTGCTTATGGCTTATTTTAAACCAAATAACGCAACTTTTAATATAGCAAATTCAATTTCAGATGCTTTGGCATCCCCGCACGTTTGTATTTATGCAAATAAATCTACATCAACATGTCTTGAAATACCTTTTTGTGTACCAACCACTTTTGCTTCAACTCTATATGCACGAAACACAGGAAATTATTATAATAGTGATGTCTCAAAATTTATTAACTCTCTAGGTACAGTCACTTTGATGGTTGTATCTCCTTTAGATAGTAGTTCGACAAAAACTATATCAGTTACTGTTACAGCATCTTTTAAAAATATTATGTTTAAAACGCCAGCCAATTTTTCAATTGCTATTCCTGCTCCTTTACAAAAGGAGGAATCAGGAGTTCAAATGGTTAGACAATCAGC